CACACTGACGTAGACCAGTAGCAGGATCAAAGTAGCAAGCACCACCTTCATCCACGTAGTCCTGTGTCTCTTCTACTTCTTGCTCTTCGACTACATCCTCAGAGGTAGAAGCATTCAAGATACCGTAACGTTTACCTGCTGCACGGAAGGTTGTACAACCAGAAGCACCACCGTCATAGGCATCCATATACACCTGCTTGAACTCTTCCCAAGTTACTTCTTCACCTGTGTTACAGGTCTTAGAACAAGCTGAGTCAACAAAACGAGAAGCAACGTTCAATACTTTGACGTGATCAAACACTGACAGTTCGTCTGCAGTTTTACCCTTCACACCAAACACACGGTAGCCATAGTCTTCTACTCGTTCAACCTTGGGTCCATCGAAGGTTTGGATAGTTCTGTCGTAGTAATGGGAGAAGACTGGCTCAATGCCTGAGGATACGTTGTCGGCTGACAAGCTGATAGTTCCTGTTGGAGCAACCGAAAGAAGATGACTGTTACGGATACCACACTCACTAATGAGATTACGGATATCATCAGGAAGAGACTTAGCAAAATCAGATTCAAGATAAGCTTGAGTAAAGAGAGGAAATGGCCCCTTCTCCACAGCAAGCTCAACAGATGTACGATAAGCAACATTCCTAATCACCCCCATGATTTCTTCAAGGGTTTGCAGGAATCTCTCACTGCCGTACTCAAACCCTAGTGCTTCGATAGCATTAGCTACACCAGTAACACCAAGGCCCATACGTCTTTTACTCTTGGCTTCTAGCTCCTGTTCTTTTAGTGGATACGTTGCACGATCAACCACATTGTCCATAGCACGAACAACATGTGGGATGTCGTTGCGTAGTTGATTCATGTTGAAGACATACTTACCATCATGCTCTATTATATACTTAGTTAGGTTGAATGAACCAAGTAGACATGCACCATTGGGTGGCAGTGGTTGCTCACCGCATGGGTTGGTAGCTGCAATCTTTTCTGCATACCACAGGTTATTCTTCTTGTTGATACGATCAATAAAGAGAATACCAGGCTCTGCCCAGTCCCATGTGGAACGTAGGATCTGATCCCACAGTGCAGTAGCACTAACAGTTTTGTATACACGTCCATCAAACTTTAGATCAAAGTCTAAGTCTTCTTTCACAGCTTTCATAAACTCATCCGTCACGCCTACAGAAATATTGAACTGTGTTAGTGTATCAGAGTTGTTCTTTGCTGTGATAAACTCTTCAATGTCAGGATGGTCAACACGTAGGACACCCATCTGCGCTCCACGTCTGTGTCCTGCTGATGCAATGGTACGACAGACAGCATCAAAGATACCCATGAAAGATAGAGGACCAGATGACTTAGAGTCCAGTGACTTGATCAATGTGCCACGAGGACGGAGTGTACTAAAGTCATAACCAATACCACCACCTAGTCTCATAGTCTCTGCTGCACGTCTTGCTGCTTCCATAATACCGTCCATACTATCTTCAATAGTCATTGACACGAAGCAGTTGTAAGGTGTCACACGTCTTGGTGCACCCATAGCTGACTGGACACGTCCAGCAGGTAAGAACCTTTGATTGTATAAGATGTTACGAAAGTTATTAAAATGTGCCTCATTATCCTTCAGTGCTTCAGCAACACGAGTCATTGCCTCACGAAATGTTTCACCCTTGCTACGATACTTCATGGCATGGATTTCTTCTGAGATTGCTAGTGTTGGGCCGTATACTTCTTCGTGAACATCTTTCATCTGTTATCTCCTGATCCTTTTAGTTTCCCACGTTTCTGTCTGTCGTCTAGTTTGGCAATGTTTAGTTCGAGAACCTCGTTCAATCCCTTGCCATAGATGTTTGCTAGAGCAGTAGCATAGAACACTACATCACCTAGCTCTTTCATAATCTCTTCGTTAGTAAACCTGCTACTATCACGAATAAGTTTCTTTATTTTTTCTGCAACCTCCCCTGCTTCACCAACAAGACCAAGTGTATTCTCAACTAATCTGTCTTGCCCCTCAGTTAAAATCTTTTTCTCCACCCAATTAGAATAGTCTGTTACCTTTATATCCTCTGCTGTCTGGAATGCTTCAAAGAAGCCTATTGAATCCAGATCTTTCACACTCATCATTTCTCTTTCACCTCTATTTCTTTTATTTCTACATCGTCTATATCATAGATAGTGTCCTGAAGAACTTCTTCAAGACTTCTTTCCATACTGTCTGAAGCAATAAAGTTTGCTTCAGGATCTAACTCAATTAGCATTGTCACTTCGAACAACACAGGAACCTCCAAGTTATATGATCTAATTTAATAACGTCAATCTATTCTTTCAACCAATCATCAGGAATTGATTTATCTGCGTACTTAAAACCGTACTTCTTACACCAGTCACCATAAGATGACTTAGCACCTTTATAAAGTTTAGCTCTACTATTTTGAAAAACAAAACGGATATCCAAGTCAGGATGCTGCTTCTGGATTTCACGGTGTTTGCGTCTGTCGTTTGCTACAAATCGGCCTTTGGTTTCTATGATGATACCATTGCCTAAAACAAAGTCAGGTGTATACGTTCTTACTTTTAAGTCAACCCACTTAATCTTTTCTTTTTCGTAGGTAAACTGAATCTTTTTAGAACGTAACTCATTGGCAACATCATCTTCAAAACCAGAACGATACCCTGCCTTGAGTGCTGCTGCACTAAACTTCTTTCTGTTCATTGTAGGTTAGATCCTCTGGTACATTGGGTTTCTTAACCACATCAACGAGAAGAACATCACCGTTACCGTAAACAAATCTTCTGGCCTCAGGCCAACACTTCTTGTTAAACTCACAGAATCCACAGGAAGGATGCAGCTTTGTGTTAGGGCTAGTCTTTGATTGAGGGACAGGTTCAAAGCCTCTGTCAGGTATGTCACCTGCTACCATTTCCTTTACTTGCTCTACCTCTTTCTCCTTCTGTTCTAGTTCAGGAGTAAAGTCGTAGACATCAAGACAAAGTGAACCATTGACTTTATCAACAACAAGAAAAGCTCCATGTGTTTTGTTAGTTACCAGTGGATCATCCTTAGCTGCGTACACGTAAGAACTTAACTGACTGATGTACCCAAAAGGATCATCTTCCCTCAGGTTACCTTCAACAAACTTCTTAAACGAGTAGGGGGATGCGGATTTAACATCCACTGTCATGCCATCAATGACTGCATCTCTGTGACCAGCTAAGTCATTAATACGCATACGATCCTGCGTTCCCTCAACAGTGTGACCAGAAGCCTCAACAACAGCGAGGACCAACTCTTCTATCATGTCACCGTAAAAGAACTTGAGCAAGTCCGATGGAGCAAGAGGACGTGCTAAAGCAGGTTCGTTAATCTTATACCACAGTTTTCTTTTACATGGACTACCAATAGAAGAAAACGACAAGTACCCTCTTGGTTTCTGGGGTGCTCTAAATCTAGAGGTAGCTGCTTTACCAATACGATCACCCATCTTTAGGCTAATCAAATGATCCCAACCATTGAGACCAAGTATTGTGTCTTCCATATCTTTGATGAGTGTGTCTATCTTTGGCATTGTATATCCTTATGTATATACGCCCCCACCCCCGAAAGGAAAAGGGTGAGGGCGATTTCTTCTAGGGAAGGAACAGGGAGACCTAGAAGGGGATGGAGTCCTGAGGTTCTTGGGAGGAGGTGGAAGACGTGGAACCACCAGAACTCTGGGAGTGATCAGTGAACATTGAACGTGGCTTGGAGCCACCCTCTGATTCATAGACCACATGATCTAGGACTTGAAGTCCTAACAGGCGTGAACCTTTACGTGCACCTGCATCGTACAGTTCAAACTTTACAATACCTTCACTACCGTTGCCAATGAAACCTTTCTCTTCTAGGTTCCATGCTTTACCAGTAATGTCAGCCACGATGGGAGGACCACCCTGCCAGTCGTGTTTACCCTTATGAGGACGATCTAAGGTAACACTCCACCCATGATCAGTCTCTTTAAACTTTTTACCAAGACCTGCTTTCTGCAGTTCTTTCATAGTCTTCTCATCAGTAGCAACTGTGACCTTGTACATACCGTCAGTCTCCTGATGAAACTCTGCACGGTCACGATTGGACTCAAATACTTTTGCCCATTCAATTCTACCTTTGATATCGTATTGTGTTGATGGCATCTTGCCCTCCTTTTTTTAATCTAAAATAGTACTTAGTGTTTCTAATATAGAATGTCAATGGGTTTCTGCCCAATTTTTTCCTATATCATATGAACCTGGTGTTGGTATCTTGAAGCCAAGCTCTTGACCTATATCAAGCATGGCTTGTGCTTGTATTTTTCCTAGTTGTTCTGCTTCCTCTTTAGTTCCTATAACCTCAACTTGATATTCATCGTGAATGAAACCTACCATCTTGAAGTTGATCCCTTCTTTACGTGCTATGTCATGCCAACGTAGGAGAGTATACTTCATCAGACAAGCCTCACCATTTTGTAGAATACCTGCAAGTGCTTTGTGGGTGCTAGGTACTTTTACCTGTCTTCCATCGTAGCCCTTGAACCAACCATTCTCACCAACCTGTTTGACATATCTGTTCTTTAAATCATACAGACCACCAATGCTCATCTCAAATCGAGTACGTGCATCCTGTGCTTCTTTCTTGTTGACCTTTAATATCTGAGCAGTCTTAGCTACACCTGCACCTAGCAGCCATGCATAGATGAAAGTCTTAGCCATGTCTCGTGTACCATTAGGAACGGCAAGAGCATTCTTGTTCACGTTGTGAATGTCTGTCTCGTTTTCTTTCTTACCTTCCATGATAGCTCTGGCATACTGGTCTTCACCAAACAAACGCCAGAGATAATCAGCAAGTACTCGCAACTGGATTCCATCTGCGTCTGTTCCTACTAGCCATGAACCTGAAGGTACAGTCCAACATGCTCTTAGGTGTAGGTCATACTGCTTCTTTACCTCTTCTACTGCTGTCTTTGCATCACCATGAAAAGGAGAAGAGATGTTAGCAGTATTTGGATCAGAGTGTGAGCAGCGTCCAGTCCATGCTCCAATGTTGTTTATGTTACCATGAACTCTGGAATCATCTCTGACCTGTCCTATCCACTCCACCAGTGAGGAACGCCTACCATCAAGGGTCAGCCACTGGGCTAGAGCTTTGGCTCCTGTAGGGGCATCCTCAGGCAGTGTGCCAAGGTTTGCCTCTGAACAGGTAAAACCAAACCTGTCGAAGTGTTTTTTCTTTTCGTTGTAGAAATCCTGTGTCATGCTTTCGACTGACTTACCCCAAGGGTCACCAACCTTACGCATGAAGAACTTCTTTGCTGTCTCTGTTCTATCGACTGGGTTCCAACCTGCATCCCACAGTACATCAATACGATCCTTGGGTGACCCAGGTTTGAAATCAATCCAGTCAAAACAAACTAGGTCATCACCTTCTCGTGTTGTCATATCATACTTTGATTTGGCATTCTTCACTGTCGCCATCTCTTCACCATCTTTCTTAAGACGATACTTGATGCGATTAACCTCAGTCAGTTTAGGTGGGAAGTCTATCTCAAATTGTTCTTCAAGTGCTTTCATCTTTTGCTGTACTGAGTTTAAAAGGAACTCTGCCTTTGGCTTATCAAAGTAGAAACCATAGTACTTGGTACGAACCAATTCTATTTGAAGGTTGTGCTCAGTTCTGAGGGGCTTACGCCAATCAGGATTCCAAATAACAGAATTGAAATGTTCATAAAGAGAATGTGTAACCTCGATATCTTGATACCAGTATTCCACCATTTCATCACTGAACTTATCAAACTCATGAAAGTCTCCTTTATATTTATTCAAGCGAAGACCCCAAGCCTGTAGGCTGTGTGGTTTGCTTGCACCTTTTGGTGTGGGTATATCATAATTGTGTAAGCGACTGACAATAACTGTGTCTATCACTTTATGTGGGTCAATTAGTCTTGGCTTCAATAGCTTGTTCAACATAGGTGTATCAAACTGTATGAAGTTGTGACCAACAATCAGGTCTGCTGATTCATACCATTTAATGGCTGCTGTCTTAGCTACTGGATCTTCGTGGCAGTTCTCAAACTTGTGTATCTCCCCAGT